TAAAGGTACCCACCACCGTGGTGTCCGATGTCGAGATCTGCCCGTGTGGGTTGCTGATAAGCTCCAATAGGCGCAGTAAGGTCATCACTGCAGATCGACGATATGACCAGGCAACGGCGCTAACTTGCTATCGACCGAGTCAGGCACAGCGAAGCCGAGACAAATCTTGTTGGCGAACTGATTATGTCCGTAGATTTTGGCGTTCCGGTATTTGTCGCGCAGGCGCAGGAGGGTGCTTTTAAGCGCCACCCACTGAGCTGGTGTTAAGCTATCGATGCCAAGTATGCACACCCCGATTGAGGTGGAATTATGACCGGCGACGTGCGGGCAGACCTCGGACTCATCGCGAGCGGTCAGCAGGGTGCCGTCGGTCTCGATCACATCGTGGTAGCCGATACTGGTCAGCCCGTTGCTGTTACCCGGCGAGGCCGGGTGGATGCCCCGTTTATTGTGCCTACGGTCGATAACCTGGGTGGCAGTCTCTGTGGCTTTGCCCAGCGCTTGACCATTTGCAGTGGCGTCGCAGTGGACGATCAGGAGATTCATTAAGCGAGACATAAAAATAACCCTTATCACTGGATGAGGGTTATTTTGGGAAAGTGGCTGTGGCTAACCCGTTACCGGGGCGTAGTGGTTAGTGTTCAGAACAGGGAGGTCTGCTGACTCGCAGACGCTGCTTGCACGGCGCGTAACAGTTACCGGGCGCAGGTGGCAGCGATACCGTACTTGGGATACAGCAGCGTCAGCGCCATGGTGAGCGATTCCCCCATCGTTTTAACTGCTCAATCTCCGCCAAAAAGCAGCGGTTGCGCTATGCTCGCTAGGCATCATGGCAACGGGGAATATACAGGTCTTCACCACTAAAATTCTGCATCAGCAGCGCGACCTGATCCAGCATCAGCGTCTCCTGCAATAACGCGATGCGGCGCTGACCGGAGCTGCACAAACCCTTGCAGATCCGAAACTGGACGCCTCCAAACTGTCAGCTCAACTTACTGGTTGCCGGAAAGCCTATCAGGCTGGCAATATGTTGAACAGATTCCGGTAGCAATTCCTGCACCTGCTCATAGTCAGGTTGGAGGGTCTGCATATTAGAGCCTCCCGTGCCGTTTGGCGTCGATGATCAACATCTGCAACACCTTGCGCACCTGCTCGTCTTTCAGCCACGCCAGCGTCATCACTTCCCCCAGCATCTGCTTGATGATGCCGTCCAGATATAACCAGGGGCGATTAGCCGCAGCCAGCAACACCTCCATCTTGCTGACCATGGCTTTACGCCCTGCAGCCACGTTTGGCTTTTTGCCATGACCGGCAACCGGGGCAAACCCTTGAGAACACATATACCGCACCATGCGCTCCAGCTCAGCATCGCTACAATCGCGGGCGCTGCGCTTGCCGGTATCCCGCGCTAATACGTGCCGATAGATTTCATCAGTCCAGGCAAGAATTTTTCCGTGTGTATCACCTTTAAGAGGTTTTTGCGCATCAGCAATTTCCTCCGGCTCGACGGCTGCGGCGAGTGCTTACCAGCGCCGTTGATAATAGCTGGATAGCGCCCAGAATAAGCCGAAAGTCGCCCCAGCAGCGATCGCGCCAAACAATAAGAAAAGAATAACCGAGATACCGAGGGCCAAAAACATCCCCAAAAAGACAAACACTTTTAATTTTCGGGAGATAAGGCAGACACAAATAACTACTAACGCAAAAACATAACTCATTGATTTTCAAATTATGTTGCAGAGTGTCTATACTAGTACCCAATGTATTATATACGGTCATACCTTCATGATTGCTGCTGAAATGCCTGGTTTTGCTGGCCACTACTCCCCCTCAAGATTAGCGTGACCGGTCACGGCGCTGGTTAAGTTCATCGAAAGATAGTCACGGGTAAACCAGCAGGCGGCCTCGCCTCGGTAATCGCCGTTGCAGCCGTAGGGAAACGTCTTATCACAGTGCTTACAGCTCTCCAGTGCAGCCTCTTGCCGATCGAGACGTTGGTCGTCACACAAGATCAACAGGCTGATGTACTTGTTACGGCTGTAGGGTGCGCGATCTGGATTACGGGGCTGGCGGTTTCGTTCCAACATCTGGGTCTCTTGTTGCGTGAGTACTAAATCATGCCGCAATCGGCTATTGGCGGCCAATTTGGCAGGCTGTTCCGCCTTGCGGTTAGTCGCTGATTTGGCCATCCTCTCCCCCTTGTCCGTTTGTATGCGAAGCACCAAGGTCAAGATTAATCTTGAAGCTGAGAACTCCCTTATGTTGCGACAGATGCACCAGCAACCCCGCAGCAGTAACAGCGGCCTAGTGATCGGAACTTTGAGCCAGGCGCCGCAAGTTACTCACGATGCCATGCAAACTTAAGGCCTCGGCCATTTTCAGCTGATTAATGTGGGTTAGCTTATCCAGGACTGGTAAGCTCTTGGCGGGCGCATCTAAAAATTGCGTTAACGCGGCAACATCATAAACCTTAAAGCCACTCGCTAACAGACCAGACGAGCAATGTTCACGCGTTGAAATCTCTTTAATCTTCATCATGAACCTCCTCCTTGTCAGGTAATGACATACAGTGCTTCACGGGTTCCAGAAAATAGCGACCGCTACTGGCTAGCCATTCCCCACAGATGAAGCGTCCGAGAGAACAGCATTTACCGTCAGACACAACCACATACTCACCTTCTGGTGGTGTCGAATCAGTTGCCGAACGCCATGTCCATTCGTCCCGCAGGTCGCTAAAAGCAAAAGATAGTAACTAACCGCCCAGGATAGGCGTGGAAAAACCAACGGCAGGCTCCTGTCCATCAGGGAAATCAACGATAAATGTCATTTTACCCATTAGTAACACCTAGAAATTATACGGTTTCAGTGTGGCATCTTCCTTTTTCATGCTCACTCGGTGGAGTCGGCTTATGGAGAACTCCCTTAACATAAAAAGCACTACCGGCTGTACAGTTCAGAGCTGAGAGTGTTGGCCGGAATGCTGCTGCAGCCCAAAGTACCTCCCAAGATTGCTCCAGAAACATCAGATTCAGCTCCCTGGCGCGTATCACTTCTGCTTTTGCGCCGACGCTACTCTCCCAGCCGTCGAGTAGATAAATGGCGGCGGCTTGCTCCAACATCACCAGAGTCATTGCCAGGTACTGGTGATGTTCCAGATCATCGGGAAAAATAGACGGATTCAGCACGGTAAAACCGATATGCCGTAACTGGCTGGCCTCATGGTGGAAAACATCCCGGTTATAGTTTTCAATCCCCGTCAGGGGGCCGGAAATAAAGACCACCGGCTTGCACTCAACGGTCTGAGATAACGCTTTCGTCGACATTGTCATCAAATACCTTGCTGTTTTTTATGGCGTTCAATGGCGCTTTTCATCACTGTTCTGGCCTGTTTGGTATAGACGGTGCGGTTATGGCCATAATAGAACTTGAACCGAGACTTGCCTGGTAACTTGAGGCACTCCACTACGGTACTGCTGTCGTTGAGGTGATAGATGTGCCGGCCACCATTATCCTGGTACTCGCAACCGCTGACACAGAGATACATAGGGCAGCATTACCTTCCGAACCCCAACGGTTCATTGTTATCAGCCTTGGAGCCAGTCACACCGTGATTCAAGCTGGCAGCGGTGCCAGCGACAAAACCTGCGCCACGCGCACCATCATAGCCGCGCGCCTTCTTGGCGGGGCTAGGCGTATCACCAAAAAATCACCGGTGATTTTTTGGTGATACGCCTCCATCAATCCTTTTTCTGCCGGGGTACCGGCGAATGCCTTAATAACCTGATATGCCCCGTGAACCCATGCTTATCAAAAGGCATCAACGCGACCAGTCTTGGTTGCACGCTTGATACTTTTGCACTGAACGGCACTAAATTCCTTACGTGCTGCCATCATCTGGCGAGTGAACACATCAAAGGCATAGGCCGCAATTTGCGGACGTTTATCGGGCCCATAAAACACGACTGTATGCTTGCTTATTTGCCAAGATAAATAGCTTTGAACCCCAAATGCGCGGCGAATAATCCCGATAAGCATCGGCATATGGCCCGGAATTTTAATGGCATTGGATGGCACACATTTACTGCTGGCCTCGCTAATCCCATCAGGGCAATATCTTGCGCCGTAAGTTTATGCGCGTGCATCAGGTTTTGGCCCAGGCTCATTGCATTGGCAGTCTCACTGGCATTAGTGATTTTGCGTGCCAAGCTCAGCAGCTTTTTAATTTTGTTCAAAGACTTTTCTTTATTACCCATGTCTTTATTTCCTGAATTTAGCGCAAGCCTGCCCATACGGGTTTACGCCATAATTAAAAGAAAATTAATATCGGTTTAAATGGAAGTTATATTCAGCCTGTTGGCGTCAACGAATCCACATTGGCGAAATAAGGATCCACATGAATTTCCACGACTTTTGCCGTTTTCAAGTTTCGCGCTACATCGACGGTCTTTACTGCTTTACCGCCAAATTGCGCTTTACAAGGAGGAAAAATAAAGTGGCTACCAACGGTACGGCGCTGGTTAAACTCCTTAGTTTCCATGCCTTACCCCATCGATGTGCTACAGCGTTGACGCAGAAGGCCATGCGTACTTCTGCTCAGTGTCGGCAACGGCTGCTGCGGGCGCTGGCCAGCGCCTTACGCCATAACTCTGCTGCTTTATTCTAGTTTTGCTCGCGCTCGGCGCAACCTGCCCCACCGCATACAGACCGTAATGATTGCGGGCACTGTTTTCAGCAATCATATTCATGTCACACCCCGGCAATATCTAACGAAATTGGCACATACTGGTCAGTATCGCCGACGCGCTCATAAAGACGGATATAGCTTTTACTGCTGACCACCTGGACAGCTTCGGTAAGCGCATCCATCCCGCGTAACCAACCCGGATCGGTAATATCATGACGGCGCAGCCGCAGTACGCGGCTAGGGTTGATCTCGCCTTCTTTATCGGTGGAGAACGCCAGATCAATGATGGCCAGCAGTTCTGGGCAAGCTGCCCTGAGTCCACTCAGCCACACATGCATCAATCAGCTCTTTAGCGGCCTGGATACGCTCATTAAAGGCAATGCGGTCTTGCATGGCACGCTGAACCTTAAACTGGCCGTCATAGTTGTACAGGGTGACATTGCCTTTTTGCCGCCAATGGTCGCCCCGTACTGCTCCGCTGAGAGGTCAACCAGCGCCTGAATATCCGCAAAGGTATGCTGTTTAAAGTCTCGCAATGCTTTCTGCAGTGGCTTGGCGCGTTCAACAATGGCTTTAACCAGCGCATCACGCTCTTTATCTGCCGGTTTAATTGGGCTTTCCGGGGAAAGGGTGCCACGTGCATCTTTCCAGTAACCGGCTGGAATAATATTTCCAGTAGTATTAGTGAACTTTTTTATCTCCTTGCTGCTCATTAACGTTGAGTAACGCGGCGTTAACTTCAATATTGCCAGAACTCTTTAATTTCATTATGTAAATCTATTTTATTACCATTAGCATGTCAGAGGCATTTTATTTCATGATTAACGCCATGCATTCAGAATGCCCAGACCGCCCATCATTAAGCCCTTCCATACCTAAACTGATGGTGACTGGGACAGATATCCACCCGGATTTATCAGTAGGTAAAGCATCATTCTCAGTAATCTCAAAAATAACCTTTGCCATATATTCACCTGTTAATGTAATGACTAAGACCAAATAATCAGGCATCCGTCCTGAACGAATACCCCTTGTTTAAAATCGCCCTGGCGACTATTACCAAAATGCAGGTAACTGGCTTTGCCTGTGTTGGTCATATACTCACAATATGCATGAAGGTTGATGCGAATGACCGGTTTGCCACCATGAAACATAATGCTTTGAACCGTGATACCACTTGCTGTTAAAGACATAATGACGGACTCAGCGCGTACCATCGCAGAGATCAATTAAGTGTTGGCGATTTTGTTAAAATAGATCTCTTGCATAGCCCCTCCCATTATCAATTAATTAATATTATAGAATATTCTTTAATCATGGCCACCGAAATACCCTGATCACCGATACCGCTGGCGTGGACTACACCCCGCGCCAATTTAAATAAACGGCGGTAATTCCCCTTTAAGGCCTTATAGAAGGCATCAGCTAACTCAGGTAGTATTTTGATATTGCTTTCATCGTCATTAGTGGATAATAAACTCACGAGAATACGATCAAAGTCGGCTCGGTCATGCTTTGCTTTTTCTTTATCCAGATCGATAGCCATGCCCACACGGCTATAGAGTCGGGCATATTCGCCCCGGCGACCCTTGAGTTTGAGCAGCAGACCCGGCATAACAGCCAGCACGACACCAGCACCCGCCCGGTCATGGATACGCCGCATCGCTTCCAGGGCACGGTAAGGCAACAGCTCAGCCTCATCGATAAGCACCAACCAACCCGTATCATGTAACGCGGTGATACAGTTCTCACTGAGGTCGTGGATATTGCCGCGCTTATTGACGCCCAGACGGTCACATAACTCTTGCAGCAGCACCTTGGTGGTATAGCCAGGGTTAGCCTCAATTAAAATCACGTCTTTATAGCTGCTGGCGTACTGACGCAATACCATGCTCTTACCCAGCCCTGCATTGCCATAAATTACACCGATATCGGCATCCGGATGGGTATTTCGCAGCAAGGTCAGGCATTTACTGGATAATTGCGTTTTAACAAAACACGCTTTGACCTAACGGTTTTTCTCTTTACCTCCCTCACGGGTAATAAAGTTATTAATCGGCGCTTCAATGTTATCTATATTGTCATTATAAACGCATTTCAAATATTGCGAGATAACAGCAGGACTTAAGCCAGTTTTCGCTGGAACCTTACTTTGGGTATAACACTTCCTCGCCATCAGGTGATTTAAATTATCAATCACAGTGATTTTTAAACCTTAATAGTAATTATCGTACTTTTTAAATCATCTTCATATTCAGATTCGAATAAATATGGTCTACTGATTATGCGATCCAGTTTTCATTCCATCGGAATGAATTTGCTGAAATCAGTGTCGGGTTTATGCTTCAGCGCTGGTCGCAACTCGTCTTCCTCATCCTGAATTTTGGTCTCTGCCAGTTTAATTTTACGTTTCGCACGTTCTTCCAGGGCTTTCTTGACTCTGGCCACCGGCACTGGCGATGCGGTGTTACCATTCTAGATGGCGGTAGAAACATAGGTGCCATCCATTTGGCGAATAATGACTTCAGTCGGATCATGGATATCAAAGGCCACCCGTACTTCCTGCCGGTCAACAGTAATCAGTTTTTTCGAAAAATACTGGTTGTTCTACAAGGCTATCCAACCACGCTACGCAACACGTTTAACTTCCGGCATAAACATTTCGCGCAATTCACCGTCCGTCATGTATTCGATGTCGTCACCTTCCTGCTCCAGTACCCACTGGCGGTAAGCTGCTGGCGACATCTATTTCCCATTAACCTTAGGTAATTTACTATCCCCGTGGTGGTGGCTGTAGTCGTCTATTTCCTCTTGTACCGCGTCAATCAATTGCCGCCAGGCAGGCAGGACCTTCAACGTTTTCTTGTTCTGCGCGGTCATTTCGCGCCCATTCCACAAGGCGTTTGAAATACTGAGCATCTGTTGCCCCCGAATACGGACAGCGTTAGGGTCGGCTCCAATGCCTTTGTAGGTCAGGAACCGCTTGACTAGTCGGTCAGGCATTACACCGTTCAACCGTTCAATGATGCCGTGCGCCTGCGGATTACCGGGAATACCGGTCATCTGCTAGATGTGCAAGCGCGGAAAAATACTGGTAATGTCCGCATCCAGCATCTTGTTGGTTTCGCCGCCGCCGTTATCAGAATACACGAACAGTGGCTTGCCGTGATGCTTCATGCCATGGCGGTAGGCATCNGCCACCGCAATGGCATTTCTCCGCAAGGGAAACGCTGCAGCCAACTATATAGCGTGTACGGCCGTCAATAACCAGCGTCAGCTCCGGCGTGAAAGGTCCGCCATGGATAGGATGCGCCACTTTTAGATTCAGCGACTTACCATCCGAAATGCAGCACCCGTTAACCGGCATTTATAACCAGTCACGCTGATGATAAACTTCAAAGGCTTTTGCCGCTGACCCCGACACGCGTCCGCGCATACGCTCCCGCAATGGTAGCTTATCCACCAAATGTATTACCGCGTCATACGAAGGCAGGGCCATCAGCATGGCGGGCTGGTCGCTGTACGTCTCGTACCAGTCGCGTTTAAACGAGCGGTATGCCTCTTTGAAGCTGGGTCCGCTCTGGTTGCTCTAGTATGGCCAGAACATGCCGAAGAACCAGACTACGTCTTCCGGGCGTTTGCGTTTGGGCTGATCGGGTGCCAATAACGCTACCCGCTCCAGGCCTGGCTTGGTAGTCAGATAGAGGGTCAGCCACTCCTGCAGGTACCTCTTGCTGACGCCAATACGACTCGAGCCTTTGCGGGCGTTGGCCAACCCAGCCGCTACCATGACACGCGCGGGCAGCGTTCCCTAGCGAGAACCGTCGGTGATGAATGTTACCGCCGCAATTCTGGACATACCGGCGGCGCGCAGTTTCTCCACCTCCTGAGCCAGCAGGGCACGGGCATCGGCCACTTTCTTCTGATCGTCGGTCAGTGTGACAACCTCACGATTCGTGCAGTGCCGAGCATTGACGCATTATCTCCAGTTTTTCACGTGTTTTAACCAAGGAGTGGCGCTTGATCGGCAGGCCGTCAGACTTGCAACCTGACTGCTCAAGCACCGATTTAAAGTGGCGCTGGCGAACGGCCTCTTGGGTATCAGCATGGAGGCAGTCGATATGGTATTCAAATGCCTTGCTACCTTCACGCTTGCGCACCAAATCTAGCGCAGTCCCGGCGCGTTTCTTTAAAGCCAGGTGCAGCCCTTGCGTAGTGCCCGGTAATCCCTGCATTCCCACTAATTCATTTACACTAAAAAGCATATTCATGATGCCTTATGGATATAACGGCTGGGGGAGATATGTGTTGGTTCTGTTCCTAACGCTTTCACTATGATGCGCTCCCCTTTGGGATAAGCGCGAGATAGTGCATTTTTCAATGTATCCAGCTTTAGACCGGCCTCAACGGAGAGAGCATGCATGGTGAGACCCTCTTTATGAAAGACGGCAACAATATCAATATGATGCTAATCCTGTTCAGGTGTTACTTCATTTTCACTCATCATTCGATTACCCTGTAAATTTAACCGCACGGATAATCCCGTGGGGTTAACCGTCAGAATAGAGCATTGATCCATAATGAGCGCAAGTAAAGAAAAAGATCTATTTTTTGTCTATTGTAGATTTTCTTGTACTTAAATTAATTAAGTGATTTAAATCAAATGGTTAAAAGGAAAAGAAAATGAATGCGAGAAACGAAAGCAAAATTGCTTTTCATGAGGAACGCAAGGAAAGCATGGCTAAGCAACTTAGAGCAATTATCAAAGGTAGAAGTATTAGGGCAGCAGCCCAATCATGGGACTTATCATTCTCCAAATTAAACAACCACTTGACTAGGGGGACAGAGCCCTCACTCAATGTGGCAATAAAAATAGCTAGTGTGGAGAATGTTTCTGTTGAATGGCTGGCGACTGGCAAAGCTGTAGATAATAAGCAAGAAACATCCAATCTGGATGCTGATGCTACGAGGAATGCTTGGTTGATGGTTCTTAATTCCCTGGACAATAAAGATGCTACGGCGCTAATTAGAACAATACATCGCAAAGGTGCTGAGGGGTTACTCTCAGCAGCACAAGAGCGGCTAGATACAGAGGATTACATCGACAAACTACAAATTAAGCCAACGCTCAAACAGGCTATCAAAATAGCGCTAGCTGGGGATGAGTCAACTGACAAAGAGATTTTAAGCCGCCTCTCCCTGGCTGGACATGGCCCTTCACCTAGTGAAGTAACCGAAGCTAACCAGGAACAAAGCAAGGGGAGTGTAGGGTGATTTGGAAAAGGATTTTCAGTCGCCCATCAAACAGCAGTTAAACACTCCAAAACTCCTATCATAAAAATCTAGAATAGAACGCAATTTTGTCATTTTACTCTCATTTTTTCATAAGATACTTAGATCGTTATAAACATAGCTAATTTATCACCACCAAACTCAAAACTGGGATGATTCTCAATTTTTCCCACATAAAAATTTATTTAAATGAATGCTATTGCATTTCCAAAATAATTCAATATGGGTTTATTCAGAATGACTTACCTCGGTAAGTATAGTTTTCATCCATAGCAACAGGACTATACCAGCAAGCTGATCAAGATACAAAACTAGGGGGACGCCGCGATTAAAGAGGGGGCAGATCCCAGTAAAGAACAGGCCCAACTGACAGGGATAGTTAACACGTAGTGCAAGGCCAAAAAACTGACAGCAGACGAATACGCGCAGGTGTTGAAAGGCATTCACAAGCAGTATGGCAAAAAGTCCAAAGGGGCTGCGTATAGCGAGAGTGAAGGCATAAGACGTCTGCAACAGTTGCAGTAACAATCCTCTGTGTTGCGCGCGCAGGCTCAAGATACCGACAAACTGACTCAGTCGCAGAAAAAGCGGGTGGCGTTCGATCAGGAGATTACCGGGCTTCAGGGCAAGAAGCTGACCGCTTGTCAAAAAAGCCTGCTGTTCATGCAAGACCAGATCAGGGCGCAATTAACCAAAAATGTGGCGGGGGAAAATGCAAACCGTGAAAAGGAGATTGACAAAAAGCTGTCGGAGCAAACCTGCAGCCTGGTGATGGAAACTGCTGATAAATAACAGGAGTATGCTAACCATAACGCGCAACTAACCCTGTCAACTGACGCTTATGACGAGATGGTAGCAGAGCAGCAAATCAGGGAGGCGTTTCATCAGCGTCGCATGCAGTTCGACAAGGAAGTGACAGACAAAACGTCAGAACAGTATGTGCAGCATACGGCCATCCTAGCCCGCGAGCAGCAGAGGCAACTGGATATCGTCCGCAATGCCGCGCAGGAAAAAGTGTCTATCGAGGGCGATTACACTGCTAGGCTGAAAAGGGAATTATGGACTGGTCAGCTAATGCCGGTAACGTTTATGGGCAGGTGAAAGATACAACTACCCGAACATTTGACGGAATGACCGGCATGTTGACCAACTTCGTTACCACCGGCAAAGCCAGCTTCGGGGATTTCGCCAAATCTGTACTGACCGATCTCTCCAGCATGATGATCAAGATGGCGATGTTCAAAGCGCTGAAAGTCGGAATGAGTGTCTTCTCACCTACCGGAAATGATCCTGGTCAATTGCCGATGCGAGGCTGGGCCCGAGGCAATCATGCCGCTAAAACGTGGGGCAAAAGGTTCGCTAGGCGTGCGGGCTATTTGTATGCCACAGCAGGCCGCGGCTGCGCCGAACGTCTACATCACCATTGAAGGAGGGGTAACGTGAATACCTATGCTGATCAGGTCTAGGAAGGTTTTGGCAAGCAGATGTGCAACATCGCCGCGCAGTAAAGCCAGAAGGTCATCAACCGGAACCTGAAGCCCGGACAGCCTATCTGGAAAGTAATCAAGGGTATGTAATGGCCATTAAGACATTCAACTATCCGGCGTGCATCAATGCCGCCGGTGATATCCGGTTTCGTATCAGGAAAGCGCAGTTCGGCGACGGTTATATGCAGGTTTCTGGTGATGGTATTAACCCGATCACTCGCTCATCGGATTTGACCTTTATCGGCAAGTACAGCTACATCACGTCTATCATCGCCTTTCTTGAAGATCATCAAGGGGGGGGAAGTCATTCCAATGGACACTGTCAACTAACGTTCCCTGCCTCTACCGCTGCGAGGGCTATAAGCCTGTTGCAATGGGTGGCGATAATTATTCACTGACGGCCACGTTCACTGAGGCCTTCCATGTTTAACCAAGATTAATCATGCTGAATACAGACCTGAAGAAGTTGGAGACGGGCAACCGCGTTCGCCTTGTTGAAGTGGACGGGACAAAGTTCGGCGCTGATATTCTGCGCTTTCACAGCGACACGCTGCCCTATACGCCAGAATAACTGGTCGCTGCTGATGGCGACGAAGTGGTGCTGCCTGCAAAATCGATCTGGTGGCAGGGCAAGGAATATGGCCCATGGCCGTTCACTGTGGAAGGGCTGGACATCTCATCAGACAGTCAGAGTACCGAGCTGAAATTAACGGTAGCCAACATTGACCGGCTGATCACCGCGCTTTGCCTTCGGTTTGACCATATGGTGCAGGCCAGGGTGAGGATACACGATACGCTGGTTCACTATCTTGATGCTCGTAACTTTTAGGTAGGTAATTCCACGGCATATCCCGTGCAGGAAAAGCTGCACACGTTCTTCGTCGACCACAAGGCGACAGAATCTGATGAGAGGGTGGAGTTTGAATTGTCAAGTCTGGTAGACCTGCGGGTGCTGCGTATTACTACCCGGAAAATCCACAGTCTGTGTCTCTGGTGCGCCGGTGGTGGCTAGCGCATCGGCAACGGCTGCGATTATGCCGGCACCCGTTACCTTGATGCCCAGGGAAATCCGGTTGATGATCCGGGTAAAGATTGCTGTGGTGGGCTGCTGAGCGACTGTAAGAAACGTTTTGGTGAAACTGAGCCTTTACCGTTCGGTAGCTTCCCCGGCGCAGCGCTGATTAATCAGTGGGTGTCGTTTTGAACGAGAAAACCATAGCGGCCATTATGGCGCACGCTGAAGCTGAGTATCCGCGCTAATGCTGCGGCATCGTAGCGCAGAAATACCGCATTGAGCGTTATTTTGCCTGCCGCAACCTGGCTGACAATACCACCGAACAATTTCATCTATCGCCAGAGGATTATGTGACTGCTGCCTAGTGGGGGACGATCACAATAATCATGCACAGTCACCCATATGCTACGACACAGCTGAGTTAACTGGATAAGGCGCAATGTGACGCGATGGGGTTGATATGCGCGATCGTCAGTTGGCCGGAGTGTGACTTGCGAACGGTCATGCCACGCTGCGAATTGACGCTGGTTGGTTGCCAGTTCGTGCTGGGCATACCGACTGCTGGGGATTAATCATGAGCTATTTCCGGCAGGAGCACAGCATAGCGCTCCAGGATTACCGGGTTGATTATCTGTGGTGGGAACGGGGCAAAATCTCCACATGGACAACTGGCATGAGTGCGGCTTTCGGGAGTTCGACGACCTAATGATGCCGGGGGATATGGTAGTTATGCAGGTTTACGCGCCTGTGGCAAATTATGCAGGTATTTTGCTCGAAGACGGCATTCTGTTACATCATCTGTACGGCATACTCAGCCATCGGGTGCCTTACGGTGGCTACTGGAAGGAAAGAACGGTAAAGATACTGCGGCACCAGGGACTAATTTGATCCTGGCTAAAGAGGAGAAATTATGGCATACATTGACGCTCCACTGAGAACCATCCAGTTTCACGGCCCCATTGTCAAATATTTTGGGCGTGAATTCACCTACCGCGCACTGACTTTGCCAAAAGTCATCGATGCAATGAAAAATCTCCTTCCGGGATTTGAGCGCTACATGCTTGAAGCGCATAAGCGGGGGTTGGCATTTTCCATTTTTATGGGTAAACGCAATGTCGGGCAGGATGAATTAGACCTCACCAAAGGCACTGAGGACATCCATCTGCTACAGGTAGGGATTGGCAGTAAACGTGCAGGCATGTTCCAGCTCTTTTTCGGCGCTGCCTTGATAGGTGCTGCCATGCTGACGGGGCCAGCAGAATGGTCGGCTTTTGGTGCATCGGGCACCTTCGGTGGTGCTTTAGCCATGGCGGGTGCCTCTATGGTGCTGGGTAGGGTGTGCCAGATGCTTTCCCCACAGATAGGGGGCCTGCGAACGCGGCAGGATCAGTACACCACACCGAGTTATGTCTTCGGTGGCCCGGTGAACACCACCGCGCAGGGTCATCCCGTAGGTGTGCTGTACGGTACCCGCGAGATCAGCGGCGCGGTTATCTCTGCAGGCATCTATACCGAAGACCAGCAATAAAAACATCCGTGTGAATAGACAGCCGCAATAGCGGCTTCAGACTAATGACGAACCCCATATTTTAT